GCTTCCAATGATTCCAGGCATTACAAGCTGAACCTTCATACCTATGCTGTAAGTATCTCATGTGTAGCTGTATTTGTTGCATTGGATTCATGTCTTTAGCCATTGGATTCTTAATCTGTAATAGTCCATAGACTTTATGAGTTCCATTGATATTACCTACTGCTTTGTAATTCCATGCAGATTCTTTACCTATAAGTAATCTAAGACATCGAGCTTCTTGCTTAGGCATTGTTGAATTGATGTATTTCTTAGGATTGTAAATGTATTGATCTATTGAGCCTGTGTTTGCGTGTGCCATAGGTGCAAACAGAGTTATCCCGATAACGATGGCTACCGAGCGAGCTATCCGCTGAGCGGCTCGCTCTGAGCCCCTGAAGGGCTCTAGCCCTCTGAGTGTACTGTTCATGTCAAATCCATTTCTATAAGTGCTGGTCAGGACGGTGTTTCTCTTTTAGGTAATCCTCATTTCTATATGTTTAGTTTTATCTCGAAATGAATAATTGCACCGAGAACAGGCTGCAACTAAGTTTTCAGGATTATCAGTTCCACCTTTAGCTAAAGGAATTATGTGATCAACAGTATTTGCTTCATCGCCACAATACACACAACAATGATCGTGTATTTTAAGAATGATTGCCCTGCGCTTACGCCATCGATTACTTGAACCATGCTTATATTGGCTGACAGGATGAATGCCTAATGTAACTGGATGAAATACAGGCAATTTGCATCTATCGCCCGGGTATTGCGCTCCCAATCTAGGCATCCTTACCCCAGCCAGTACCCTTAAACACCAAACCAGGTACTGAATAGATGCGATTAGCCTGTGCGCCACAATCTGTGCATCGAACTAAATCATGATCCATAGATAGTTCTAATTCCATCTGGGTATTGCATAATGGACAACGATATTCATACATCGGCATCAGACGTTTCTTTCCCACAGGCTTTGCACTCCCACCATTTGACTTTCCAATTACCACAATCACTACATCTAACTAAACTTCTATTCCAGTCAATATCGCCCGGAAGCTTCTCATAACCTGCCTTGCGTAATAACTGCACCAAATCACCCAATGTCATCATGCAGACGAACTCCTCGACTGATGCTTCCCCTTGCCCATTGAGTCTGAAACACGCAAAGCCTAAGTCCCCACTTTTGGCTGTACGCGCCTTGATTTGGCGTAGTGTCCCTTTGATGTCAAGTGAGTTACGCGCCTTTATCTCGATGTCGAACGGGACATTTTGAATATCTGCGCCTTGACCTCGACCTACACTAGCTTGTGGCCACCACTGCTCCAAATAGCGGCTTACAAGTCGTTCGGTCGCATAACCTCTATGCTTGCGGTGTTGTGATGGCATTAACTGCGTGGCATCTCAAACAGGTTAGGAATACCTGATCATTAAATTCTGGAGTAATAGCCAAAGGTTCATTGCAAAGATCGCAATAGATAACAATAGTCTGCGGTTCTTCGAACTCTCCGCCCATGACTGTGGCTGATTCATCATCAAAGATTACCATTTCACCCATAGTTATGCCCTCACCTTCTGTGGTCTCCAGTTGCCTTCTGGACTGATTTCATACCAAATCACATCGTTGGCTTTGTCGCATCGAAGCATTGCTCCTGTAGCTGCACCAACACACTTGAAATGACCCCAAGCCTTACCAGCCTTAGTCTGACCTGTTTTCCAAACCATCTCACCATGTTCGCATCGTGGAATGTCTTTGTCAGTAGTGCCACCTATAATGTCTTTAACTATTGATACTGCTTCTGCTGAAGTCGCTGGCATTTCGACTGTCTTGATTGTCCAAGGATCATCTTCCTTTTCAACTGGAACATATTCCTTTGGAGTAGCCATAGTGGCTTTTGTAACCTTAATCATTTCTTCTCTTGAAGCCCTCTTGCCTTTAGGTGCGTAACCTGCGTTTGCAAGTGCTCTACCGATTGCAGAAGTCTCGCAGTTCTCCAGTGCTGAAGTTGAATTAACGCCTTTAGCACTAACTGTCTCTTCAGCGAGCCCGGTCGAAAATGCAACACCATCTGCGAAAGTGCGATAGAGATACGCTTTAACAATGTATCGATCATTACTTACTGACTCCAATTCTGTAGCAATACGAAAGTCTGGAAAGTCTTTAATAAACTTAGCCAGGCGTTCTTCTACTGGCTCATAATCTGCAAGATTAAACATAGAACTCATCTTCTTCCGTTTGTAATTGAAGCGCAATACTGGCATATGCGATTAGATCAAGGTAGGAGTCAACATGACTTGGTGACTCTTGGATTCTTGCAAGTTTGACTTCGACCATTGCAAGTGCAGCTTGAGATGCTGTGATTTCACAATCGAATAGATTGGATAGCCTTGCAGCAATCCGACTTTGGTTGATTCTAGGATGACCGTAGATACGACCACGATCTTGCATAATGTCGATTGCATTGATAAGTGCCTCAGTCGCCTTCATTTATTCTTTCCAAAATTCTTGGCGAGAGATTGAACGACCGCGAGTATAACCTTCACGCAAGCCATCTTTGTGGCCTGTCCAGTACCAGATGAAGTTAGTTACTAGAAAAACACCTAGCAAACCGATGATTTGTAATGAATTCATTTTGCCCTTTCATGTAAGCAGCCCTTGCTTACAGGATGAGTGTGACATAGCTACTGGCATTTATGACGGATTTGAAGATGAACATTAGGTAAACGATCTGCCTCGTCCATCATGTCATTGATGTCCCTGAGAATGTCGTTACCGAGTGCGCCCGTATCTCTTACCTGACACAATGAAAGTACCGTCCTTTTCAACATAGATTAAGTCCACTTGGACATTCTTGCCTATCTCGGTGACAATGGCGAAAGCCTGTTGCCAATTTGGCATAGAAACGTATTTAGCGGCCTTGACATTCATTGCGTGTCCCACTTCAACTCCGTGCAGTACGCGCCTCACAGAGCCGTTGTAGGCCTCAGAAACGGCACTCCTGCCAGCACGATGCGTGTGACCCATAATTGTCGAGACTCCAGCCTTCTTGGCTTGATTTAACGCGCTCATTCCGGGATTAGGATTTAGCCCACCCAAGTCACCATGAACGGCTATCCACCCACGAGCGATGGGATAAGCCTCTTTGTGGAACTGAATGCCTAGTTCATCGAGCTTCATAAACTTCTCAAAGCGCAATTCAGGCAATGATAGGAATGCTGGGATTTTTTTCATAATCACGTTGTATAAACGATCCGTATGATTAGAACGCACCGCGTGTGCTTCCTTGGCATACTGAGTCAAACGCCAAAGAACATCGACCGTGTGGTCTCTATCGTCAGCTAGTGTTTGTTCATACCATCCGGGAGTGTTTTCATTCCATCTGGATATTTGTGGGAGATCGATTTCATCTCCAATAGTAACGACAGAATCGTGCTTAAACGCTTTTGCAAATAATTCAAAATTTCGTACAAGATGTTGATCTTCATATGGACATTGCAGGTCGGGCCAGACAATAGTTCGTTTCATTCATCCTCATCGTCATACCAGTCAGGTTCAGGAATGTTTGGATTTATTGGATTAGGTAATATCCACTCTGGATAACTGCTTCGTTCTATGATTATGGCCAAAGCATTCTCAACGGTAAATCCTGCTCTGCGAAGGCTTTTATAAAATTCATTTAACCCAATCGTATAAGCATCGAGTTTTGAATAGCCTTCATCAACTAGCTTCTTAGTTGCTTTTCTAGCCATGGCGAAATTATCGCTCTAGAAGAATGTTATAGATTTCATCGACACGCGAATTGAGTCGTTTAATTTCACCCAATAAATGCGTAATGACATATCCGGATAAGCCACCGATGATTGAGATAGTGGCAATGTAAAGTGTAAAGTAATCCTGTTGGCTCATTTTTTTGGAGTCGCATATCCGAATACACCAGCAAGCACAGCCCAAAGGATTGCTCTGTAATCGACATCGAAGTTACTTGCAGCCCAAGCTGATAAGAAAGCACCAACTGTGAGTATCAATGGGTTTTTTATATTCATCTATCTGCTCCTAGCATCGGGATATCAAACCAGCTACCGTTCTGGTCGCCTTCTTTAGTAAATGAAATATGGATGTGATGATCGTGGCGGTTAATCCCATCATAAGTACGCCAACTCCAAGACTTCTTACTTGATGCGATCTTTCCTGCATAGATGACATAACTGATGCGCTTATCTCCTGCCTTGGCACATAGGCGTATTTGGTCGGCAAGATAAGCACCTGTGCTGGGCCGTGAGTCGAGATTCTTATCCACATCAATAGCCCTGACGATTCCGTTAGCCTTATCGGGA